GTTTGTTGGTGACTCCAGGCCATAACTTCTTCGCTTCTGTAATTCGTCAGTGTCGCCATAGAACCGTCTTCCATGACAAAATAGATGAGACGTCTGCCGGCATCATAGGTTAAATCAATCGGCTTTTTTATTAAATGAGCGGAAAGCAGGGACATATTTTTTGCCTGATAAGCCTGTTCCAAATCTTCAAATAAAAACTCACGAATTTCCCGACCGTCGGCAGAGATAAAAATCGTAGCGCCTGAAACATCTAAGGGCAAAATGGTTCTGTAAAGCGGAGAGCCTATTTTGGTCTGTTGCTTTAATTGAATGTTTTGCGGTGTCAAAGGATCGCCCGAAACCATCCATTCCGAGCCGGAGGTGAAGACCTGTAAGTGTCTGCCTGAAACGACAGAACGAATGGCGTTGACCTGATTGGACAAAAGAGAAAATGAAATGGCTTCGTCATCTAATCCGGTTCCCGTATCAAAATTCATGATTCTGAATGTTTTTGAAAACCAAAGTTTGTTGGGTAAATCCCGAGAGCCGCCTAAGACTAAACGTCCCTGATAAAATGTGACGCTTGTCGGATAGCCTCGGGCCGGTGAAAATGCCTGTTCCGTAAAGGTGGTAGAAGCAGTCGTATCGTCTAATTTTTTCTTGACGTTTGCCAATACCTGTACATCAGAAACAACGGTCGTTATTTCTGCTTCTCCATTGTTGAGACGAAAGCGAACGCCTTGATGTTCCGGTTTAAAATAGGCAGAAGAGGTGTTGAGTTGAATGTCTCCCGTCGTTCCCGTCGGTGTCATCAGAATCGTTCCGTCGTGAAAACTTTCAAACGGCATTAAAAGACTTGTTTTATCCTCACTCATCTCATAAGACCAAAGGGAAATACTCCAACTGACATCAGAGGTTCGTGTGATTTTGCAAGGAGCAATATCCGGATGGACGACAAGTAAAGTATCGGCACTTTGTGTCCATGATAAAAACGGGATTTCAGATGCACTCCAAGGGGTGGCAAGCGTGGCTGTTTTTTCCTCGTTTTTATAGACGTCCATTGTGTAGTCGGATAAGACAAGCAAATAAGTTTGTGATGTGTTAAACGAAAACGGAATTAAACGTATGGCACCATCTGTCGTTGCTATATAGCGCAGTCCTGCACGACGGCTGATACCTCCGATAGGATCTATGAAAACATTTTTTAAAGTAAGCGCTCCGTTTTCATAGGCTGTCAGGTCCGTTCTTCCTAAAACGTCAAGAGAAACTTCTCCTGATGAAAAGTTTGTTTTATGTGTAGATAGGATACTCATAACCTAACTCCTCGCAGAAATAAGCGGAAAATCCGTAATGGTCGTCGGAAAATCCTGTTGTGCGTCTATCAGTTTTGCTTTTTGAAAAGCCGAATCAAAGGCTTTGTTTAAAAACTCTGCCCGACTGGCGCTTTCCGTGAGGGGAAGACAAAATTCTGCCGCTAACTTACTGACAAGCAAGTCTGTAAAAAACGGCGGGAAATCATCTTCTTCGGCACGGAAAATATACGTCAGCATAACTTCTTTGGCATTTGTGTGAAGTTGATTTTCCGTAATACGGTAAAGAATGCCTTGTCCACGTCGTCCTGTTCCTGCCGAAATGGCACGCAGAAAATCTCTGGGCAATTGATAGGCGTATTCAAAATCGGCATAGGGTTTTTTCACAAGACGGGAAAGTTTTTTCTGTGTTGTTGCAAAACTCCAAGGATGACTGGATAAAAGGGCATCTCGGCTACTGTCATAAAGGTGAAAAGCAACTTCTGCTTCGGCTGTCCCGTCCGAAAAAGAAGTAATGGCTTTTGCTCCGACTTTTATGAGCGCTCTGGCACAGGTTGAAATGACATTATAAAAACTCATGTTGTCTCCTTTCTAAAAGAAAAGGAGGCTTTTTAAAGCCTCCTTTAAGGTTTACGATATGTGATATTTAGTCTGAAATCGTCATTTTGATGACGCCGTTTTCATCAATCAGGCAAGCACCCATACTCATCATATTGTTGACAAAATGAGCAGCATAGTCACCATGCCATGTAATATCTGTCGTGATGTCCATACCTATGCCCAAACCAACAGCGTTTTTGTGGTACAGGTAGCAGGTATGTGCATCGCCTTCTTTCGGTAAACCCGTATGCATAATCCAGTTGATGCCAAGCCATCTGCGTGTTTCACAGCCTGATACAAACGGGCCTTTTTCGCCGATATACTCGCAACTTGAAAATTCAGGTAAAGACAGGAGTGCATTCCACTGATCCGGACCTAAAAGGGCATAGCGTTCGTTGTCATCAGGGACATTGGCATTATTGAGTTGACCGAAAGCATTTAAGATTAAATCTAAGGACAGTTCGGATGCAGAAGTCGTTGCTGCATTCGTTGTCGTATTGAGTGCAGATATAATCAAATCGTCTGTTTTACGACCGAGAGCATAGGCACCTGCCTGTGCAACGGCTTTACGTTCATCATGCCCGATTTTCAGTTCATCTAACGAATCAATCCATTCGCCGGCATAATAGTCTGTCAAAACACACTCAACCGGTGTATGAGAAACTTCCATCAAAGGAACTGTTGCGCCTCGTTCTTTCGTTGAGGCAGTTCCTGTTCCGATAACTTGGAAGGTCGTTGATTCACCTTTGATGCCTGATTTAACACGAACGGTCGGTTTTAACTTTGAACCGGCCTGTTGATAGGCTGTTGCAATTTCTGCCTGAAAATGTTTAATAAAAGAATCATCAATTGTGTTTGTCATAAAAATCTCCTTTATATGTTAAATGTTTAAATAGATTTGAAAAAGTTCCGGTAAAACCGCTTTTTCTTTAAAGTCAAAAGGTCTTTGAAAGATTGTCTTTTAACGGCGACTGGGGTAAAGACGAGCAAATCCGTCAGCTACTTTTTTAAGCAATTCAGGGTTTTGCTCTTTCCAGTATCTCGGGTCCAGCATTAGTTTTTTAAGCCCTTCTTCATCAAGTGGTGTATCTCCTCCGGAAGTTTGCGACAAAACAGAGGGTTCTGTCTGTTGCATCATTGAATAAAGAGCCATAATGCCGTCGTAAGTGGTAGAGAGGGCATCTAAAAGAGGTTCTGCAACATTTTGTTTTGCCCAAGATAAAATTTGCGAAGAAACTTCATTCCATTTTTGTTCCGAACCAAAATGAGAAATAAGATGTGCTTTTTGTCTGTCGGCTTCATAATCGGCTGCTAAATCTTCTATAATCGGTAGAATTTTTTGTTCTGCCAGGTCATACACTTTTTGAACCTGCGCATTTGTAAATCCTAAATTGTGCAGTTCGCTGTTGACTTCCGGATCAATCCCGAGAAGTGCATGCGAAATGTTGATTTGATATTCTTCCGGCGTTTGAGGACGACCGATGGCATTGAAAAAAGCATTTTTTTCTTCCTCCGTAGCATTTTCCGAAGGTTTTTGAATACTGCCGGACATCTTTTTTTCCAATGCTAAATAGGACTTTAACAAGGCGTCCGTATTTAAGTTTCCGTTTTCATCCTTGAATTTTTCGGGAATGTCAATCATTAAATTATCACTCATTATTGTAACTCCTTTTTTAAAGTGAAGATTCATCTATAAGGCGGTCAATCCGCAATACGAGAGCTCTGGAAGCTTCCAAAGCCCTGAGTTCTGCTTCCGTTGCTGATGGGGGAAGCGCACGTTTTGTCGTTATCTGATGCAGGTAGGAGAGAACTTGCCTTCCGCTGGGTGTTTTGAAACACTGTGCAAAATGACGGGCTACATCATTTTTGACAGGAAAGTCATCTGTTTTAAACAGTTTCATAAGTCGTATCTCCCCCTTGTTTTTTGACAAGTTCCAAAGGAACACCTAGACTCTGCGCCAACCAGTTGATAAAGGCGTCAACATTGAGATAGGTCAGCCCGTCTGCACCGAGTTCAGATAAAGCATTGAGCCACGTTAATGCATTTTTGGCACTGTTTTCCATTTGGCGTTGAATGAGAGGAGATTTGTACTGTATTTCTGCAAGTTGCCCGTCAATTACCAGTTCTGGAATAAGCCCTCTGCGTCTTAAAACAGAAAGACATCTGTCTAAAAGAGGATTAAGCAGTTCGCTTTGAATACGGTTGTAGGTTGCTCCTAAAATGCGTATCATTTCATCAGTGCGTTCAATAACTTCCGTTGCTGTCATTTGAGATTGTCCTAATTGTCCGAGTTTATCAGCCAACAGAGCATGTCTGATTCTGGCTCTTAAATCCTCTAAAACAAGAGAGGAAACATCAAAATCACCACCAGCTTGAAGTGGTGTCAGACCTTTTGAACCTTGTGCTTTCGGAATAATAGCGCCCGGAACTAAGCGAATGTTAGCAGGGTTTAAAACACCATCATCTTCTGCTTGCCAAATGCCGGCTACGG